CAAAGCGCTATGTGCAGGCAGACAGTTTTGAAGAACTTGATGAAGCTGTGCGGAGAAATCCAAACATTATTCGCCAAGGTAGAATACAGAAGATTCGGCGCCGTATTCGGCGTAACGCAAAAGGCCGTATTGTTGTTCAGAAAAATAAAAGACGGTCAGGTATTAAAGGTTATAGAATTGTAGGTAGCACGGTTCGCCGAATACCTGCTGCTGTAAGATTAAGAAAGGCACGCTTATTAAAGCGGTCATGGAAAACAACTAGAAGAGCTAAACTTCGCCGGTCATTGTTAAAGCGTAAAATGTCAATGCGTAGGCGAGCATCAATAGGACTAAGGTAAAATGCCATTTGAATTTATAAACGCTATTAGAGCCAAATCAACAATTCGTATTGTTGGTGGTGCCGCTAATACTCACATTAATTTATCGTCACTCTCAGCATCTTCAGATGAAACGGTAACGGCTGCTGCAATTGCACAAGTGTCTTGTTCAACAAACGGCATTTATAGAATTTATAGAGGCAATAATTCAGCAGGTACTTTGATATTAGAACTTTGTACTCCTGCAAACCTTGTTCTATATGAATATGATATTGTGTTTGCTAATAATGCTACAGCAAATGTATTTGTTGAACATACAGGAACAGCAGGAACTTTGGTAATGCAATTAGCAAAAACGGCTACTTATAGCCCAGCTCTAACAGGAATGTAAAATGAAACTTATCAGAGAATCCATAGAGAATGTAAAGTATCTTACCGAAAAAACTGAAGATGGTAAGAAAAAACTTTTCATTGAAGGCACCTTTTTAGTTGGTGACCAAGTCAATAAAAACAACCGTATGTATAAAATGGACACACTTCGGAATGAAGTTGCCCGTTACACAGAAGAATTCATCAACACGAATCGTGCTCTTGGTGAACTAGGTCATCCAGATACACCATCAATTAACCTTGAGCGGGTATCACACAAGATTGTATCTTTGAAAGAAGATGGTAACACTTTCTATGGCAAAGCACTTATTCTTGGTACACCATATGGTCAAATCGTTGAGAATTTTATCAACAATGACATTCAAGTTGGTGTATCTTCCCGTGCTCTTGGTTCTTTACAACAGACCAGAGAAGGGTATAACCTTGTGCAGGACGACCTAAAGCTCGCAACTGCTGCTGACATTGTTGCCGATCCTTCTGCTCCTGGAGCCTTTGTTCAAGGCATCATGGAGAACAAAGAATGGATGATGATTGACGGCAAGTTCGTAGAAGCGGACTTTGACAGAACAAAGAAAACTATTCAGAGGGTTTCTAAGGCTCAACTAGAAGAAACTGCTCTTAAATTGTTTGAAAATTACCTCAGAAAACTTTAATTTTATAAATAAGAAATCATAAGGAGATTCCTAATGGCAACATCAAAACTCATGGAAGCCGCAGCAGATATTCTTGCAGGTAGCAAGAAATCAGCTCCATCAATGCCTGCTGAAAAATTGGCCGGTGAAGTTCAAGATTTGGGCGGCCCGACCCCACAAAATTCTAAACCAGATGACGATTCTAATAAAATTGACGCTGGTAAAGGTGCTACTCAAATGGCAGCACCAAAAACAAAACCTTCAGCCGCTTCCGCTAAAATGGAAGAAGTAGAAGAAACTTCTGATAAAGTCATCGCTGAAAAGTCCCATGAAATGGAAGACGAAGATGAAGATGAGGACGAAAAAGAAGATAAAAAAGAAATGATGAAAAAGAAAATGAAAGAGGACATTGATTCTCTCTTTGCTGAAGATTCTACCATTTCTGAAGAATTCAAAACTAAAGCTGCTACAATTTTTGAAGCTCGTGTCCTTGACCGTGTTACTCAAATTGAAGAAGAAATTGAAAGCAAATATGCTGATATGCTTTCTGAAGCAGTTGACCAAATTAAATCTGACCTAACCACCAAAGTAGATGACTACCTCAACTATGTTGTTGAGCAATGGTTGTCAGATAACGAAATTGCAATTGAGTCCGGTCTCCGTGCTGAACTCACCGAAGAATTCATTGCTGGTCTACGCAACCTCTTTGCAGAACATTATATTGATGTTCCGTCTGAGAAAGTTGACCTTGTTGACGAACTTGCTGGTAAAGTTGAAGAACTAGAAAGCAAACTCAACGAAGAAATTGAGCGTGGCATTTCTTATGCTAAAGCTCTCGTAGAGTCCCGCAAGAATGAAATTACCCGTGAAGTTACCGAAGGCCTTACGACTACACAAGCTGAAAAAGTAAAATCACTCGCAGAGAGTGTTGAGTTTTCCACAGAGGAAGAATACACAGAAAAGCTTGTAACAATCCGTGAGAACTATTTTCCATCTGGCATGAAAAAAGCCGATGAAAAACAACTGCACGAACAGGTAGAAGAAACTGGCGAACAAAAAGCTGTTGATCCGTTCGTAGCTGCCGTTTCTAAAGCAATTTCTAAAACCAAAGTTTAAGTTTTAATTACAAAGGAGATACTTAAATGTATTTGTCTGAACAACTACAAAAGAAATGGGAAGGCGTTCTAGAGCATCCAGACCTTCCAAAAATTGCCGATCCGTATCGTAAGGCAGTTACCGCAGTTATTCTTGAGAATCAAGCTCAAGAAATGCAAAAAGCTACCGAGATCCTTAGTGAGACCGGTTCGCCAACAAACTTTGCTGGTACAGGCGGTTTCAGCGGCTCTGCTGCTGCAGCTGGTCCCGTTGCTGGTTTTGACCCGATCCTGATTTCGCTGGTTCGCCGTTCGCTGCCAAACCTCATTGCTTATGATGTTTGCGGTGTGCAGCCAATGACTGGCCCAACCGGTCTTATTTTTGCAATGCGTTCACGCTATGCATCGCAAGGCGGTTCAGAGGCATTCTTCAATGAGGCTAATACTCAATTTGGTGGTGCTAATACTGCTCTCGCAGCTGCTATTCAAAACCAATTGACTTCATTGGCAATTGCTGCTAACACGACTGAAACCTTTGTTTCTAACGCTGCACCAGGTCAAGCAATGACCACAGGTTCTGCTGAAGCTCTTGGTGACGGCGCTTCAGGTAACACCTTCCAAGAAATGGCATTCTCTATTGAGAAAGTTACGGTTACTGCAAAGACCCGTGCTCTCAAAGCAGAATACTCCATGGAACTTGCACAAGACCTTAAAGCTGTTCATGGTCTAGATGCAGAAACCGAATTGGCAAATATTCTCTCTACTGAGATCCTTGCTGAAATTAACCGTGAAGTTATTCGTACCATCTACGGTGTTGCTAAACTTGGCGCACAAGTCGGCACGACAACCCGTGGTACTTTTGACCTTGACACCGATTCTAACGGTCGCTGGATGGTTGAAAAAGTTAAAGGTCTGGCTTTCCAGATTGAGCGTGAAGCTAATACGATTGCCAAGACAACTCGTAGAGGTAAAGGTAACATTATGATTTGTTCTTCTGATGTTGCTTCTGCTCTCGCAATGGCAGGCATCCTTGACTATCAATCGGCTCTGCAAGGCCAAGTTAACCTGACCGTTGACGATACTGGTAATACTTTTGCTGGTACTCTGTTCGGCCGTATCAAGGTTTACATTGACCCGTATTTCCCGGCTGGTTCTACAAACGAATTCGCAGTTGTTGGATACAAAGGTTCCAACGCATATGACGCAGGTATCTTCTACTGCCCGTATGTTCCGCTGCAAATGGTTCGTGCTGTTGATACCGGTACTTTCCAACCGAAGATTGGCTTCAAAACTCGTTACGGCCTCGTTGCTAACCCGTTTGCTCAGGGCGATGCATCTTCACAAGGTCTTGGCGCTTTGACTGCTCAGTCCAACAACTACTATCGTGGTTTTGCAATCAAGAACCTCATGTAATTGTTAAAGGTCTTATAACTACAATTATAATAAAAGACCAATTTAAAAGACCCGCCCTAAAAAGCGGGTCTTTTTTTATGCATAAATAACCTTATGACTGATATCATAGTAATGTCTGATTTGCTTGATATACGAGCAAGAAAATTAAAAGAATTGGAATTCTATAATCATCAATTAAAAGAACTCCAGTTAAAGATGGTTTTTATTCAACAAGAAATACACTTGACAAATAAAATCATTAATATGATAGAGAAGGAACAAATCATAGATATTGGTCTACATATTAAGAAAACAACATGACAGCCTTAAATCGTAACCCAAGTAATCCTAATCCATTACAACCTAATAAGTTCCTATTGACATTTGGTCGTGTACCAAATATGCAATACTTTTGCCAAAATGTTACTGTACCAGGTCTGTCTTTA